TGCTGAAGCCAGACAAAAAGAACAGGCATTAGTGTCTGCTGTAAACAACACTGCAAATCAACTTGCAAAGGCAAATTATGAAGCCAAACTTCAAACTCAAAAGTTGCATTCTTCTATCGACTCTGGTGCTCTCAAGTTGCGGATTCCTGTCAAAGCAACCAACTGCCCCATATCAACCCCCACAGATTCCCCCACTCCCTCCGGAGATAGCGTTCAAGCAAGTGCCGAACTTGACGGAGCGACTGCTAAATCTCTTGTCGCCATCACAGACCAAGGAGATGCCAACACAAGGCAACTCAACGCCTGTATTGATGCCTATGAAAGCGTCAGGAAGTCGCTAATTCAAGTCGAGCGTTAGGATGATATTTTTGTTTTGCCGCAAGGTATGCTTCATGCGCTTGTTCGGCAGAATTGAAATACCCAAGATGAATTCGTTTTCTGTTGCAAGTTATAGAAGCCGCCCACTTTTTGGTTTGCTTGGGTTTTGTAAATCCAAATCCAGCACTGTTTTGAGCATTCAATGTTGGGTTGGCTTCTCGCAAATTTGCAATTCTGTTGTCAGATCGATTTCTGTTTATATGGTCAACCATTTTTGGCAGAAATCCATACGCAAGAAAGAAAGCAACTCTATGGGCATACAGCAATTTTCCATTTACTCTAAAAACAATATATCCATCTTTGTTGCGTGTGCCAATTGGGTTTTCAATATTTGTAATGGAAAAAAACAAGCCTGTATCAGGGTTGTAATTGATATGCTTAAAATCATCTTTGTTCACGCTGTTGTCCTTTCTCGACAATGGTTTGAAAAGTGGAGGCAGGGACTGCAATCCCTGTTCTCTGCGCCATTCTACCAAACCCTAAAAGGAAAACTATGAACACAGAGCAATTAGCCAAGATTTTGAAGATGAAGCCAGCCAAAGCTGGTGAATGGATTGATGCCATCAACGAGACTTTTGAGAAGTTTGATATTTCAACTCCTGAGAGACAAGCCTGTTTCTTAGGCCAATGCGCTCACGAATCTGGTGGTTTTACAGCCCTATCAGAGAATCTGAACTACTCTGCTGCATCTTTGTGCCGTGTGTGGCCTAAGCGTTTCCCTACCATTAGTGACGGACAGAATTGTGAACGCAACCCTGAGAAGATTGCCAACAAAGTCTATGCGAGTCGCATGGGCAATGGTGACGAGGAATCAGGTGAGGGTTATGCCTACCGTGGTCGTGGCTTGATCCAATTGACAGGCAAAAGCAACTACGAGGCTTGTGGAAAAGCATTAGGTGTTGACCTAGTGGAAAATCCTGACTTAGTTGCCACTCCTCAATATGCTGCATTGTCTGCTGGTTGGTTCTGGAATAAGAACAAGTTGAATGCCTATGCTGACAAGGGAGACATGGAGGGTTTGACTAAAAAGATCAATGGTGGAACTCATGGCATTGAGGATCGGGTTGCCAGAACTCAAGCAGCTATTGATGTCTTAATGGCTTGATTAAATAAACTGTCATAAATATGCGTCAACATTACAATTTTAACAAGGCGCATATATGAAATTGACTGACAAAGAGTTTATTGAGCTTTGGAAACAACATAAATCAGCCACTGAAATGGCAACTGCCACAGGGATGCACCTTAGAAATATCAGTCGTAGACGCAGAACTTTAGAGATTAAATATGGCGAATCTTTGCAAGTAAAAAGCCCTAAATTGCATTCCTCAACAAAACCTAGTGCGGCTCGTAAAGACTTAGGAGTCTTAAATGGGACTGTTATTGTTTTTAGTGATGCTCATTTTTGGCCGGGCATTCATACGACAGCATTTAAAGGTCTTTTATGGGCTATTAAAGAGTTTCAACCTGTGGCAGTTATTGCTAACGGTGACATTTTTGATGGGGCTTCTATCTCTCGTTATCCGAGGATTGGATGGGACACCGTACCATCTGTGATACAGGAACTCAAAGCCTGTGAGATTGCAATGGGTGAGATCGAGGATGTTGCAAAAAAGACACGACACAATATGCAATTGGTCTGGACACTTGGAAACCACGATGCAAGGTTTGAGAATCGTCTAGCTGCCAATGCACCGCAATATGAGTTTGTCAAAGGGTTTAGCTTAAAAGACCATTTCCCTGCTTGGCATCCATGTTGGGCTTGTTGGCCTACGGAAAATACAGTCGTTAAACACCGCTGGAAAGGCGGTGTACACGCTACACACAACAACACTGTCAATGCTGGCGTAAACATCGTCACAGGGCATCTACATAGCCTAAAAGTGACTCCATTTGATGACTACAACGGCACAAGGTTTGGGGTGGATACTGGAACACTGGCTGACCCAACAGGTGTCCAATTTGAGAATTACTTAGAGCTATCTCCGACCAACTGGAGATCAGGATTTGCTATCCTGACATACCATGATGGTAATTTATTGTGGCCTGAACTTGTCCATACATGGGCTGATGGGGAGATTGAATTTAGAGGAAAGATACATAAGGTATAAAAAAAGGGGGCGAAATGCCCCCTGCAATTAGCAACTGCGTGACTAGTATATCAGCCAACCAGTTCCCAAACCAAGCCATCTTCATCTTCTACAATGTCGCCAACTTGATATTCGACTTCTTCTTCTTCAAATTCTTCAACTTCTTCATCATCATACTCAACTACATCGTAGTCAACAGCCCAACCGTGATCTTTCTGGAACTCGATGAATTCTTGAATGATTTGAATTTTGTCAAAATCACCTGACTCAATAGTCACTTTCTGATCTTCGTCCCAAGACCAATCGCCAATCTCAATCTCAACTTTGTACATGATATTCCCCTAAAAAATGGATGCGGAAAATCCCGCAAACCCACTTTATCCTGAAAATATGACAGTTAATCACCAAGAAACAAAATAAAAAAGAATACTCCTAAAATAGCAACAAAGACTCCAATTGCTAATAATAAAATTATCATAATTACATTTGTAATCACTTTGTTTCTCCAGTCTTAGGAAGTCTTTTTAATCTGCCATTCACGCTCGTTGTTGCCTGATTTTGATTTGACTTTGTTTCCTGTCAACTCAATCATTCCCATTTTTGCCAACTCACTCAAGCGTCTGGAGACTTGATTTGAGTCTAGTTTGCTGTGTTGGGCTATGCCGTCTTTTCCAAGCGCACCATGAGTCCTTAAAGCACCCATAATCATGTTGAAATGATCGGAAGCAAACTCTTGTGCTGAGTCAGCAGCCTCATAACTGGTAATCGGGTCAGACTTTCTAGCCCGACCAAAGATAGGTAAGTCAAAGAATCTTTTCACTTCACCGCCAAAATGTATATCGTCTAATTTACTCATCATTCACTCCTGTTAAGTTAGTGGGTACTCGCTTACGCTTTCCCCATTGAATCACATCAATATTTCCAAGTAACCGCTTTAACTGACCACATTTGTGCCGTTTGTAAATCAGTAATTGCAAGACTCAACATACGCTTTTCTTCAGGATTGTCTGATTTCAAGCGCAAAGTATCGCAAGTATCAACAAGGTCAGCAAAGGCTTGTTTTAATTTTTGTACCATGTCGTCATTACTAGGATTAAATGTCACTCCACAGGCTTTTTCGCCAAAAGTCATTTGTTTTTCAATCATTTTTATCTCCTTAAAACGGAATATCTTGATCCATGTCCTCAATCTTGGCTTTAGGCTTGCTTTGAGGTTGGCTTGGTTGATCTTCCTTGGGGCTGACAGCTAATCCCATGAACTTGCCACTCTTACCCTCTTTAACCCATGCTGACAGCCAAAAGTCTTGACCACCAACTCGAATGTTGCCTTTATAGTCTGGGTGATTGTCTTTTTCTTTCTTATCGTTCTTGAAAAGTACACCTGAGTTATCGCGCTGTTCCATATTTACACCTTAATTTCATTGAGTTTTTTAACTTTGTCATCCACTTCCGCAAGAAACTGGATAACTTCACTTTCGAGTTCTGCAATATAAATATCATTGCGCTCGATTCTTTTGACAAACAGTTGTAAGTGCGCTGGCATTCGTGGATCGAAGCTGACGAATTCACAATAACTTCTGTTTGTACAGGCCATTTGCCACTGCATCTGGTCGTAATACTTCTTTGCGGGTTCATCTCCCAACAAAGTTTCAATGTGTGTGGCAGTGTTTGGACACTTGATCTCCAAACATCCATCATCACCCACCAAGCCATCAGGAGAGGCAGCAGACATGGCAATCCTTGGGTGGTCAATAGCACCTACCTGATCGACCATATTGCCTGTTTTTAACTCATAAGCCGCACGAGCAAAAGGCTCAAAAGTGATTCCATGTTCCATTGCAGCATTGCTGTAAGACTCTGCTACTTGGTTGGTCATGCGCTCGACCACCAACTGTGCCATGTAGTTTGCTCTGCTGGTGCTGTAGCCTGTCTTTGTCTTGGCAACAATGTCAGAGATACGAGATGCAGTAGCTTTACCGCAACGCTGTTTAAACCACTCGGGTGTACCTTGTTCAATATCGCTCATACTTCCCTCGCTTTCAACATTGCGTCTGCCATGATGTATGCGGAATTCGCACACACCTGTTCAGAAACATTGTCATGATCACCGACATAAATTCCATCTTCATACTGGCTTTGCAAAATGACTTGCATAGCTTTTGCCGCAAAGTAGTCACGCAAGGTCATGCCGTTCTCTCCTTGATTGAACTCGCCATTTGGGTATGTGTAGGCTGGAAATGGAAATGCTGGTGCATTTTTCATTTGTACATAATTCATTTCAATGCTCCTTTACGCTTTTCTTTTGCATCAATTACTTTCTTTTGCCAGCCTTTATCAGCACCGCAAGCAGTGTAAGCAACAGTGTAGACATTCTTCAATTCCTCAAGTGTGGCTGCTGAATCAATTGCTGCCAAGTGGTCAATCATTGTGTTCACATCGAGGTCAGATTCACCCTCTGGCAAGTCTTCACCTGCATAGATATACAAACCCAAACCATGCAGAGACAACGCTTTAGTCATGCAACGCATGATGGCGGTGTTGACTGCAAACGCATCAGGATTGAGGATTGCTTTGTTTCGGAAGTCCATCACTGGTAATTGGCAAGTCATTGGTTTGCCAAACATAGTGGCAGTTACAAACACCATTGCAGTGCCGTTTATGTCCATGTAACACTTGTCGCCAAACATCTTAACTTTGTAGGTTGCATCAGGATCAACTCTGAGAGCTTCTGCCCAACCCCACGCCCATGAAAGATATGTCAAATTTCCTTTTTTCTCAGTATGTTCGTTGACATTCTTACTGAGAAGACTTAACACC